GGCAGTGCCCGCGCCACCCGGCGCGAATTCGCCGAAGCTCACCACCGGCTTGGCAGCGGCGATCAAGCCCTTGAGCCAGTCGGCCGGGGCGAGCTTCTTCGTGGCGCCGGCTTCGGCGAATTCCACCGGTTGCGCGTCGGCGAGCGTTTCGAGCACGGCGACCGCGGCGGCCTGGTCTTTCGGCAGCAGCCGGCCGGCCTTCACCTGGTCTTCGGCGAACGACACGAAGCCGGCGTGGCGGGTCTGGCGGGCAGCTTCGGCGAACTGCGCGAGATTCGCGTTCGCTGCCGCGGCATCGGCTTCCGCCTTGGTGCGCGCCTCGGCCGCGGCCTTGGCTTCCGCCTCCGCCTTCTCGGCGCGGGCGAGCGCCTCCTGTTCTTCCTTGGTCATCTGATGCTCCTGGTGGGTGTGGGCAGGCTCGCCCTCGGAAAAGCTGATTGCGCCGGCGGAGTCGTCGGCGAACTGGATGTCTTTCAGGCCCGCGATCGCCGGCTGCTGCGCGCCGAGAAACGCGACATGGCGCAAGTACCACTGGCCGGGCCTGGGGTTGCTCGGATGGCCGGGCGGGTAGAACGATGCGCTGCGCTTCGGGAAGCGCCGGGCAGCGACCATCTCGGCAAACTGCGGCTCGACGGCGCGCACGTTCATCACCAGGCGGCCGGCGTCATTGACGGCGAGCGCGGCGACCTGGCCATAGGCCGGATGATTGTGTTCGGGGTGGCCGACGGTCAGCGGCGCTTCGCGCTGCGCGGGGTCGTAGGCCGCGGCCATGCCGGCGAGGTCGGCGGGCGAGAACTCATGCACCGTGCCGGCGTCGTCGATGTGACGCCCGGGGCGGAAGATCTCGATCTGGTCAGGGAGGTGTGCGGTTGCCATGCCTCGCATTGTTCGCGCGAGGGGCTGACCGGCTTAAATGAAGCGCTTCACTTATTGAGAACGGGGGAAGGCCGGTCAATGCACGCCCGGTCCCCCGCGTCACCTGCGCGGGAATGCGTTTATAAACCGGCTGGGCGGGTTATCGAGGCCCCGCACAGGGCTTCGGGCGTCCCCGGCGGCCAAAAGCCGCCAGCGGCCCGTTTCAGAAATCGCTGCGCAGGGGGTCCGCCGGCGGCACGTCGAGCGCGAGCGTGCCCTGGCGCCGGGCGACTTCCTCGGCGACCTGGACGTCGAGGATGTCGCGCAGGCGGCGCTCGGTGATGTTGTGTTTGCGCGCGAGCGCGGCCAGGTTGCGCCCGGTGTATTCGGCGAGGATCTGGCGATCGCGCAGCGACAGCTCGTAATCGACGCCCTTCGACAGATACGGCTGCGCCCCGCCGATCTCGGCGCGCAGCCCTTCGGTCAGCGCCAGCGCGATCTGCGCCAGGCGCACGTCGCCGAGCTGGGCGACCTCGGCGCGGCCGCGCAGCTGCACGTACAGGCACGTCGCGATTTCGCGCCAGCCTTCCGGATAGGCCGGGTCGAGCAGCTGCTCGAGCGTCACCAGCGCCGCGACCGGCGTGTGCGCGAGGCTGGGCTTAGCGGCCATGCTCGGCTTCGCCACGCGCCACCCACTTCTTCAGGCTCTCGATCAGCGTGTGTTCCTGCGCCGGCGTGAGGAACTCCAGCCGCTGCACGTGGTTGTCGGTCTGCCCGGCGATCCACGCCAGCAGCCCGCGCATCGTGCGGTCGCGCACCCGCCCCGCCTGGTGCAGCGTCTGCCACAGCGCCCACATCTTCTTTTGCTGTGGCGCAAGGGGCTTTCCGCGCGCCCCCGCGCGGCCGGCGGCACGCGGAAAACCGCAGCGGTGCAGGTGCTCGAGCACCGCCTGCAGTTCGGCCACCGTGCAGGCCTTGCTGGAGCGCTTGCCCGCCGCCTGCGCGGCCAGCACCGAGCGGTAGGCGTCGTCGTCGAGCTGCAGATACGACTTGCCGGTGTGGATCTGGCGGATGAGCTGCGCGTGCTGCGCGGCGCGGGCGGCGGCGAAGGGGGCGGATGCCATGATCGGATCTCCTGTTCGCGTCACTTCAGCAAGCGAGGGTCGCGGCTGCGGCGCACCGGCATCGATTCACCCGCTCCCGGCGGCATATGAATCTGCCCGGGCTTGACCATGAAGAGCTCGACGCGCGGCTGATCGCCGACCATGTACTTTTCGGGGATCCTGTAGCCGCGTTCGCACTCGACGGCATGCAGCATCAGTTCGACCAGCTTCATGCCCTTGTCGGCCTGCATCAGCAGGGTCATGTGGCCGATCGTGACGCAGCACATCGGTTTCGTAGGTGTCGCCATGTTTTCCTCCGGAAGTCAGTGGGACCGTTCAGCGTCATGCCCGGTAACCAGGACGTGACGCCGCGCAAAGTCATCCAGCGTGGCCTTGAGCTGGTCAGCGTCGCCCTGGATATGGGCGACTACGATTTGCGAGAGTTCACCTGAGACATCCTTGAGAACGGATTTCATGGTGTCACTCCCCGCCTTGAATCCCGCCCAATAGAGACCTTCCAGGCGCTGGAGGAGCATCTCCTCGCTCTCGGCGCAAAGGCCGCAGGCGGCACTGATGACAGCTGCCTTGGCATCCATGATGAGTGCTTCATTGACGTTGGCCATGTCACACCGCCTCCTTGCCCAGCTCGCCGCCCAGTGCCTCAACCAGTGCGACGAGCAGGCGGGACAACTCACCGGTCATCAGGGCGAAGCCGGCATCGAACAGCGCACGTGCATCATCGGCGCCCTGCTCGTCCAGCTTTTCCTTCACCACGTCAAGGAAGTCGAGGCGCTTGATCTCGAGCTTCTCGGTCAGCACGAAGCTCACTCGATCGTCGAAGGTCAGCGCCAGGCGCGTCGGCAACTTCCCGGCCGTCAGGTGGCCGCGCACCTCGTCGCCTTCGAGCGGGTGATGCACGTAACGCACCGCGGCATGGTCCTCGGCCGCCGAGCGCAGCTCGCAGTCCTGGTCGATCGTGAAGCCGGCGGGGGCCTCGCTTCCCGCAAGCCAGTCGGCCATCGCGCTGGTGGGCGAACGCTCGGTACGCAGCAAGCCGAGCGGAAGCGCATCGAGAGCCTGGCGCAACGCCTCGAGCACGTCTTCTGCGCGCGACTGGCTCGGCGCATCGATGCCGAGCCATCCGCCGACCGGGTCGCCCCATGCAAAGACCTTGCTGCGGCGAACGAACGCGCGCGGCAACAGCTCTTGCAGCACCTGCTCGTGCAGGTCCTTCATCTGCTTGCGGCCGGGCTTGTAGCCTTGCTGCGCGGCGATTTCCTCGGCGCGCTCTTCGGCTTCCTGCTTCACTACCGACGACGGCAGCAGCTTCTGCTCCAAGCCCAGCGCGATCAGCCAGTGGCCGCCGACGTTGTGGACCAGGACATCGTCCCCCGTCGGCGACAGCCAGCCGCGGGTTTCCTGATCCTGGTTGCCGCAGGGCACGAAGCGCTTCGTCGTGAGCTGCTCGCCGAGGCTCTCGGCGGTCATCGCCCACGGCGCCGGCAGGCGGTAAATCTGAAGGTTGCGAAAGAACATCACACGGCCTCCGATAATTCAGTTTCAAACGGCGTCACGACGAAGTCCTCGCCCTGGCTGATGGCTACGCCGGGGACGTTGGCGACGGCGGCGGGTTCGTTGAGGATCGCTTCCTTGTTCACCTCTTCCTTCTGCTGGATGAAGCGGCCAAGGCCCAGGCGGCGCAGCGCGTCGAGGACGGCCTCCGCCCCGGTGACGCGCACCGACGGCGGGCGGGTGCGCCAGGCGACTTCGCCGGCGGGGAATACGGCGGTCTTCACCTTGCCGTTTTGCGTGAGGCTGTCGCGGTTGGCTTCGCTCCAGATCTGGATGCCGGCGGTGAGCGATTCGATGCGCTGCGCGTGCGGCTGGGCCTCGGCTTCCCAGCGTTCCTTGACGGCGGCGAGTTCGTCGTTCATCGCGGCGCCGAGGCGCGTGAGTTCGCGGCTGCGTTCGCCGATTTCGCGGATGTGGGCGGACACCTGGTCGCGGCTTTGCGGCACCGGCACGGGGGCGGCGGCGGTCTTGTGGCGGGTGGGCTTGCGGGCGGAAATGGCCATTGACGGCTCCTATTGTTGTGGGCGGGTGGCGGGTTGGGCGGACGGGCAGGCGGCGAGCGCGGCGCGCCCGGCGGGGGTGATGCGGTAGAAGCGGCGCGCGGTGCGGCCGGCCCCGGTGATGTGCGCGATCTCGACGTGGCCGCGCGTGCGCAGCTCGGCGAAGATGTTGGCGATGCGCGGGCGCGACAGCGGCATGAGGCCGCGCTCGGCGATATCGACGGCCGACAGCGGCGCGGCTGCGCCGGCCAGCGCGCCGAGCAGCAAGCCGGCGTGGCGGTCGAGCAAGGGGCTCGCGCGCCCCCTGCGCGTCGCGGCGAACGCGGCATAGGCGGCGGCCGCGTCGGCGACCTGGCGGGGGATGGGGATCGGGATTGGGATCATGCGCCGGCCACCGCAGGGGAGCCGATGAGCTGCGGCAGCGGCGGCATCGGCTGGCGGGCCGGCAGCGTCGTGCCGGGCACGCCGAGCAGCAGCGCGAGGCGGCACACGGCGTCGGAGGGGATGAGGACGATCTCGTCGCCGTCGCAGATCGACAACCGCCCGTCGTCCCACAGCGCGAACTCGATGGGGGCGGGGTGCGGCTCGGCCGGGATCTCGGTGACGCGCAGGTCGCCGGCGCGGTAGAGCGGTGCCGGGGCCGATTCCGCGGGCGGGACGGGCTCGGGTTCGGGCTCCATCGAGGCGACCGCTTCGGCGATCGCCTCGAAGACGGCATCGACGGGGTCCGGTCGTTGGCTTTTTTTGCGGGGAGTTTTCATGGCGGGGGGCTCCGGTTCGGGGGTGGGTTCAGGCGTGCTGCGCGGGGCGTGGGCTTGATAGAGGTCGTTCGGGCGGTGGGTGACGAACAGCGCGCTGTGGCTGCCGTTCGTCCAGGCGGCGTTTTTCGCCGGCAGGCCGGTGGGCCAGATCGCGAGCCACGGCGCGGCGTCGCCCGCTTTCTGGATCCACGCGCAGTTGATGCGATGCTCGGCGGCGAGCTGTTCGATGGCGGCGGCGAACGCGGCCTCGTCGGTGCCGGTGCGGGAACGGACGGCCTCGGCGCGCGCCGGGTGCTGGCTGGTGGCGCGGCCGATCGCGGCGAGGATGCGGTCGGTCACGTGCGTTCCTCCCAGGTCACCAGCACGCCGCAAAACGTCGTGTAGGCGACGGCGAGGGATTGGCCGTCGCGCAGCAGGCGGATCCACTGGCGCGGCGCGGCGGCGTCGAGGAACGGGGCGAAGGGCCGCGCCGGGTCGCGCGCGATGCGGATGCTGGGCTCCTGGTCGGCGGGGAACTCGCCGGCGAGCGACTGCGCGACGATGCGCACGCCCAGGCGGCGCAGCTCGCGCGCGGCGGCGTTGAGCAGCGCCAGCCGGCGCGACATCTCGCCGCACAGCACGCGCGGCGCGGGCGCGTCGGCCGGGTTGGCGCCGGACCACAGCCACTTCGCCGGGTCCGGGATCGGCGCGGGGACGACATGCAGGCGCGGGTTCATCGTCAGCACCCCGCGATCACTTGCGCGGTGACGCGCGGGAACTGCACCGCCGTGGCGGCATTCATCGCCCGCGTCACCAGGTTGTTCACCACCAGCGGGTAGCAGATGCTGTGCGCCTCTTTCATCCCGCCGCCGCGCGGGATGCGCACCAGGCGCGCGCGGATCGCGTCGAACGCATCGTCGGCGAACACGTCGGCCGGGCGCAGGCCGACGCGGCCGAGCTTGTGCGCGAGATAGGCCGGCAGGTCGTCGTCGAGCGGCAGCATTTCGCGGCGTTCGCAGCGCTGCACGATCTCGCGGATGGACGGATCCTTGTCGCTGAGGATTGCGTCGAGCTCCGGCTGGCCGATCAGCACCACGCCGAGGAGCCGCCGCAGGCCGTTCTTCATCTCCATGAAGCTCTTCAGGTGGCGCAGGGTCGGCTTGGGCATGCGGTGGGCCTCTTCGACGACCAGCAGGTTGCTGTAGCCGGCGGTGTGGCTGCTGGTGAGCAGCTCGTGCACCTGCCGCGCGCGGGCCTGGGTGCTGGCCCGCACGTTCGCGGCCGGGGCCAGCGTGTGGATGATGGCTTCGGCCACCTGCCCGCTCTTCATGAACTGGCCGAGCTTTTCGCTGGCCTCCATCTCCATCACGTAGGGCTTGATGATGGTGACCGGGCGGTTCTCGATGCGGATGCGCTCTTCCAGCTCTTCGCGCAGCGTGGTCTTGCCCGAGCCCGACTCGCCGACCAGCGCGACGAAGCCCTGGTTGAGCGCGGCATCCAGCAGCGCCGCGCGCGCCCGGCGCGTGCCGGGGCTGGCGAACACGTCGGCCAGCGTGGCGATGTCATCGACGAAGGGACTGCGCACGAGGCCGAAGTGTTCGCGGGCGTCAGGCGTCAGGGTCTCGTTGCGTAGTAGCATGTGCTCGTCCTGTTCAGGTTCATGTTCGGTTCCGGGTGGGGCATCGGCCCGGGTCGCGTTGCCGCGCGACTCGGGCCACTCGTCAAAGGCGGTGGCGATCTGCTCGGGGCTCAGGCCGGCCTTCACCATGCACTCCACCGTGGTCTGGCGCATCTGCTGCGACAGCCCGCGGTTGCGCGGCCAGATGCCGTGATTCACCAGCTGCGCGATGGTCGCCGTGCTCACATCGGCCACCCCCGCCAAGTCCCTCTGCGTCATGGACATTCGCGCGAGCAGGCCTTTCAGTCTCAATCTCATGGTCTCCCTCGGTGGGTGTTGCGATCAGTCGCCGCCGACCACGCGCAACCCGGCGCGGACGGTGAGGCGGTGCTGCAGTGGATCCAGTTCGGATTCGGGCGCGCCGTCCGGGTACCAGGCGGCGATCTGCGCATGGCGCTCGGCCGACAAGGTCACGCCGCGGCGCAAAAGCTCGGTGGCCACCTCGAAGAGGTTCAGCACCCGCTCGGGGACCGCGCTGGCGGTGGTGGTGGCCGGGGTCAGCTCGGTGCCGCGGCGCGGCAGGTAGATCGGTACCGGCGTGGCGTCGATGACCTTGCCGGGGTCGATGCGCCCGCCGAAGGAGGCCACGCGCGCCTTGCGCTTCGCTGCGGCCTCCTCGTCGCTGTCGGCGTCCATCGCGACGCGCTCGACGAGCTTGCGGTGCAGGTCGGCCAGCGTGTCGGCCGGGCGGGCATACTCCTCGCCGATGACCGGCGCATCATTGCGGAAACCGCCTTCCACGCGCTCGACCTCGGGCACCGTGTGCAGCAGCTCGTTGCCCTCGGCATCGGTGTCGACGATGACAGCCGAATCCGGCGTGTAAGGGTTGAAGGTCACCAACAGGGATTCGCCGACCATCACGCGCGGCACTGCGCGCACGTCGAATTCGCGGCCATCGAACTGCACCGTCTGCGTGCCGCTGACCTTGCGCTTTTCCGGGGTATGCGTGAGCAGCTCGCGCGCCAGCGCGCCATCGACCAGGCGCAGCTGCTCGGGCCTGATCTCCATCCACGCGTCAAAGCGCGTCTTGCCGTGGCGGCTGTGGATCTTGCTCGCGTTGTACCAGCGCGCCCACCGGCACGCCGCGGCGTTGAGTTCGTCGAGGTCGGCGACGGGCTTCAGGCGCAGGCCGGACTCGAAGCTGCGTTCGATGATGTTCCGGGCGTTTTCCACCTGGCCGGTGGCGCGCGCGTTCTCCGGCGCGTGGGCTCTCAGCTCGACGCCGAGCCGGCGCGCCAGCGTCTTGAACGCGCCGCTGGTGTTGGCGCTGCCCATGTCCATCATCAGGATGCGCGGCACGCCGTAGAACGGTTCGGTGCCGCGCTGCTGCGTGGCGCGGATGAAGCTCTCGGCGAGGTTCAGCGCCGATTCGGCGCCCATCACGTAGCTGACGAAGATCGCGCCGGAATAGTGATCCGTGGCCTCGTACGACCACACGCGATCGGCCGCGATGCGCGCGAGGTTGGCCGGCTTGTTCTTGTAGAACTTCTTCGCGTCCATCACCTGCAGGCCGCTCTCGCGCGCGCTGCGGGCGTTGAGGTAGTACAGCACGCACATCGAGGCGTCGATCTGCCACACGTGGTTCGGGTGCAGGCTGCGCAGCTCGGTGTGCGGCGCCGGGCGCAGCAGCTGGTCGGGATGCAGGCCGTAGGCGCGCAGCGCGCGGGCGATCGCCGACACCGACAGCGGCCGGATGACACCGTCGGCATCGACCGCCTCGGCGCGGATTTCGCCGTTGGTGCGCAGCAGCTCCACCGCCTGGCCGATCGACAGCAGCCGCTTCGCGTTCTTGCGCAGGCTGTCCATCAGCAGCGCCGAAATCAGCACCGCCTCGTCGCGCGGCAGGGAGACGGCGCCGGCATCGCTGCGGCGGCGGCGAGAGGGTTTCACGACCACCTCATTGAGTTTGCGCAGCAGCGTGGCCCGGCTCATCCCCAGGCGCTGGCAGGCATCGGCATACACCGCGCACTTGCCGCCGTGCCCGGCAGCGTGGGCGCGGGTCTGCACATCCAGCAGCGCGTCGATCAGGGCCGGGTTCATGGTCAGTCCTCGCCGTCGATCCAGCCGTGCTCGCCGGCATCGACCGACGGCAGGCCGAACTCGTCGCGCAGGCGGACGAGCTCGGCTTCGATCTGGCTCACCAGACCACCCAGGAAGACCAAGCTGTCGCCGCCGTGCTCGTCGTGGTGCCCGATGAGCGTCACGCTGGCCTGGCGCAGGTTGCCGCGGATGGCGCCCAATGCGTCGAGGGCAATGGCCGTGGCTTCCTTGTGCAGATCGGCGAGGACTACATCGGGCGTGGCGCGCTTGATGCGCCGTTGCTGGTCTCGGATGGTCTCGATCTCGGAAAGGAGTTCGCCGCGGCGCTCCTCTCCTGCGCTGTTATCGGCCTCCAGGTCGGCAATCCGCTTGTCGGCCGCCTCCTTCTCGCGGACGTGACGCCCGGCCATCTCTTGCAGCAGATCGATCACCTCGTCGCGGCTCTGCGCCTCTTCGATCGCCCGGCGCACAACCTCCTGATCCTGGGCCGGAAGCGCCTTGATGGCGTTGTAATCGCGCTGACCGAGGCCGAGCTGCTCGGCTTGGTCATACACTTCCTGACCGAGCAACCGCAGGTTGCTGGACAGATCCATCATCCTGCGGTAGCTCTTTCCGAACGCTGCCTGGCAGTACTCGTCGAGACTCTCGAAATTGCGACGCGTCGCACTATTCGGGTCAGCGAGGTACTGCCACGCCTTTGATTTCTTTACCTTTTCGAACTGCGTGACTGCGGAGTGATTTGCGACCGTCGCAACAAATCCAAACGCCTTCACAGTCCCGATCGCTTCGCCAAGCTCGTAGATCTCGCTCCGGACCTGGTCTTCTGCGCTGATCGCCTGCTCGCGCATCACCACCATCGCGTTGTCGATGCGCTCCTGGTCGAGATCCGGCTCATTGACCACAGCCGGTTTCATGGTCTTGCGGCCTGCGGTCATTTCGCACCTCCGCCGAAAATCTCGTTGAAGGCGCGCTCATTCCTCGCCTTGGCGAGGGTCGCGCGAGCGGTCATGTCCGCATCGACCACCGTCGCATGGCGATGCGCGAGGCGGACAAGCTCAAGGGACAGGAACACCCTTCGATCAGATCTGATGCTGACCAACTGCGCCTCCATCATGCACATCAGCAGGGAGGTCGCACGGCGGGCGGAGATTCCGAGTTCCCGCGCCATTTCTTCCGGCAGCTTGCCACCCGTAGAGCCCTTCAGCAGATTGAGCACGCGCCGGATCAGTTGCGCTTCTTGCAGGTTCATCATTTCCTCTCTTAATAGTCCGATGTTCTATGGATGCCGGCGCGTGTCTCGGCCAGGCGGGTTTCGGCGCGGCCGATGGCGGCATAGACTTTCACCGCCTGCTGCGGCAGCCGCGCGGTGAGCCTCCACCGGCCGGTCTCCTCGTCGCACAGGGCAATGCCGGCGGTGTGCAGGTTGTCGAGGTCGCGCGTCATGGTGCCGGCCGCGCAGCCCACCGCCTTCGCCAGCGCGCTGGGGGAATAGCCTTCGACGACGTCGCCGAACATGACCAGCACCAGCTTCAGGATGCGTTGCTGCGGCGCACTGGTGTATTTGCCCGCCATCACACGAAATCCAGTTCGGGTTGATCGTCCTTCGCGACGTTGGCGCGATGCCAGGCGAGGGATTCCATGCCGCAGGTGAGCAGGCCGATGCAGCCGTCGCGGTCGAGCTCGCCGCTCATGTACTTGAGCAGCGCACCCACCGCACCGTTGAGCGTTTCCTGCAGCGCGTGGACGTCGGCGTCCTGGGTGCGGCGGCCGAGCGGGACGTCGATGACGACCTTGCCGAGCCGCGCGGCGAGGTAGCGCACGACGGCATCCGAGCCGGTGTGATGCGCCCAGCCCAGGAGGCGGCTGGCGTGCATCGTGCCGTCCTCGAGCTGCTTGTAGAGGTTGGCCGGCGTGAGGTCCATCAGCTCGGCGATGTGCTCGACGCTGCGGCGGTGCCGGTTGCGCGCATTGGCTTTGTCCATTTCGAACGCCGCCTTGAGGCTGGTTGGCATGTGCCTGGAATTCTTGTGAGCCATTCGAAAGCCTCTCAATTACGGTGTGCTAAACAAAAACGGTTTTCGACTACGGGAAATCGGCTTTTACGGGGCTAGGATTCAAGCGTCACGAAACGCATGGAGAGCCTCATGAGCGCCACCTTCCGCCCTTCCGCCGCCGCCTCACGCTGCCCGAATGCACCGGCCTGCTCGCTTTGGGACCAGTACGGCCCGGACTGCGAAGCCGGCGTGGTGATGCCGAAGTGCTTTGTGGCGATCCATCGGGAACTGGGCGTACTTGCGTTTCAGGTGAAGGCAGCATCCAGTCCGGGAAGACTTGAACGAGCGAACCGGGATCTGCGCCGGTCACTGGGTAGCGACGGCAGGCGAACTGGATCGTGAAATCGGCGCCGACCTTGCGCAGCTCGCCGGCCCACCCGACGGGGCACTTGCCCGCGGGGATGAAGACACGGCGCGGACCGCCGTCGCCGGGGAGCACCGCGATCGGGGCTTCGGTCAAGCGGTCCTCGTTGTATAAGATGTGCGGGCTGGCAGACATGGGGCGGGTCTCAGGCTGCGGAGAGCTGGGCTTCGAGGGCGAGCTTCATGCCAAGCTTGACGGCGATGTGGTGCGCCGCGCCGTGCTGGCCCTTGAACTGGCCGTTGATGACCATGTACACCTTGAGACGCGGATAGCCGTTCGCTTCCGCCCAAGTCGACACAGGGATGCCGGCAGCACTGAAGAACTTTTTGACCTGCTCGCCGGTGTAGGGCTTGCGGGTGGGTAGGGGGTAAGGCACGTCCATCGTGTCCTCCTGTTTGTCGGGTTACTTACGAATAGCTGCGGTGGTAGTGGTGGAGTGAATGCTAAGTGAAGTATTTACACTTTACAAGAGGTCCGGTGTGATTTCTTCACTTTTAAAGCAAGTGATGAAGGCTCGCGGCCTGCAGCAGAAGGGGCTTGCGGAAGTGCTCGGCGTTTCGCTCGACCGAGTAAAGAGCCTGACGTCAGGGAAGGTGAAGAACCTCACCCGCGAAGAGCACGAGGCATTGGTGAAGAAGCTGAACGTCAACGCGGACTGGCTGATCACCGGCGAAGGCCCGATGTTCGAGGAAGAGACAGACGAGGAATACGCCGAGCAGATACGGGCCACCAATCGCGTGCGAGCGATCGTCGAGGCGATGCCTTTGCCGGAGATCAGTCGAAAGCGCCTGCAGGCGATCCTGACCGGCGATCCGGCACAGGATGGACCGTTGATAGCGGATGCATTGCGCGGCGACTCAGGCGCGATCGCCCCGACGCGGCCGAAGGCGGACGATCGAGCCAAGGCACCGCCGACCCGCGAGGAGTTGGCAGTCGGCACGAGAGCCGACCCGGCCTGGCCGATGGTGATGGAACTGGTGTACGACGAGCTCAACGCCAGAAAGCGACGAATGTCGAACGGCGCGGAGTTCCGGAAGTTGGTCGACGCGGTGCTGGTCGTGCTGCGCCTGGAGGAGAAAGGAGAACTCGACCGTGAAAAGACCCGCCGCAAGATCGACGCGTTTTTGTGACACCCGTCACGGCTCCGCTCGGTCCCGCTCCCGCCGCTTATGGCAGGCGGATATCATCGTCGCCCTACGGAAGATCATGGAGGGCGAAGGCGTGGAAAACCAATGGGCGCGGGAGCGCGTGCAGAAACTCTTCAGCGGCGCGAAGCCGCACGAGCCCGAGCCACAGATGGCCGTGAATCTCGGCGGGGTGAGACTGACGATACAGGGCCACGGCGTCGCCCTGGTGCTGGCGCCGGGACTCAAGGCACGACGGGACGATGAAGATCCGGGAGACGGAGTGTGACGACTTGCCCGAAATGCGATTACATCCGTCAGCCGAGCGACACGGCTCCCGACTACGAATGCCCGAAGTGCGGGGTGATCTACCACAAATACATTGAGGCCCAACGCGCTCGAATGGCGGAAGAGTCCGCCAGGGCCGCGCGTCCCGCCGAGCCGACGCAGCCTGTGCAGGCAAGGGAAGCGATCGCAGCTCCCGTGCAGCCCGCCTCTGACCGGGAGGATGACATTGAGGCCTTTGCCGCCCGGTTGCGGTTGGATTCGCGCTATCCCACGTTCAGGGAGCTGGTCAAGGTCATCTATTTCGTTTGGATGGCGCTGGCCGCGCTGATGTTCATTGGGGGGGTTGCGGCGGTAGTGGTCAATAGCAACATCGTTGGTCTTGGGTTGCTCATTCTCGGCCTGTTTTTTGCGGTCCTGTTCGTGGTGGTTGCGAGGATTAGCCGCGAGCTCGCCTTGATGCTGGTGGATTTGTCCGACGCTGCGGTGCGCATTGCTTCAAAGGTGCGGCCGTGAATGGGCTTCTGATATTCCCCGGCCTCCTATGATCACAGCCAGATCAACGCGACCACGTAGCCCAGAATGAAGAAGCCCCAGAAGATCCAGTGGAAAGAACAGTATTTACGCATTTTGAACTCCGGTCCGGCAGGTCCTGAAGACTATGGTTTGGCGGCAGAACTGATCGAAAACGGCTACGCCACCGGCAAATACCAGATCAGCAAGGGACGTGAGACGTACGGTCAGGTAAAAGAATTGCTCTTGTGGGCGGTCACGACAGAGGGGCGCTTGTTCGCGGACCAGCTCGCCGGTCAGACGCGCGCGGCACGGCTACGGGACGCCGCGATGAAAACCCTGATCGCGATCGCCTCGGCAGCCCTGGGCGTCGCTGCGGGCATCACGAGCAAGGCGCTGGGCGGGTGTTGAATCGGCCCCGTCTGCGGCCTTCTTGATGATGATCACCTCGCCGAACCCGTAGTAATAGACGAAGTTGCCGACCCCGAGCATGCCGCACAGGGTCAGCACGATCGTCAGCCAGCCGACCAGCGCGGCGATTGCGTTCAGCGTGTTCGTCATGACCATCCCCTCGCGCTGATCGCCTGCCGCACCCGGCGCGGCGGATGGCCGAAATGGAAGCCGCCACAGAAACGGCACTTGTACGCGGTGAGCCAGCCCGAGTCCGGCTTGCGGCTGCGCAGCGACCAGATCGCCCGGCGCGCGTCCTGCTCGGTGCCGAACCGCTGCTTGCCGGTGCATGCCTTGCGGCGTTCCGCGCGCCTGGAGGCCATCAGCCGCCTT